GTCCAGGCCGGTGTCGGCGAGGTCACGCAGATGGTCCCCGGTCTGTCCGTCACCGGCCGTGTATTCCCTGCCCCCCTCGATGCCGGACTGGCCGATGACGGTGACCGTGTGCCCGGGGTCGTCCGGCGCGAACGCGTCCTCGATGAGCTCCTCCGCGATCACCGTGAGGTCTGTGTCCGCGAAGGCGAAGTCCTGGTGCGGGACGCGGCGGTCCAGCCACGCGGTGATGTCGAGCGCGAACACCGACACCTGGCCCTGGCGCCACTCCACGCGGATCACGGGTCCGTCCCACACCACCTCGCCGTCGCGGGAGATGACCAGGCGGTGGCGCCAAGTGCGGACGTTTCCGAGGCTCTCGCAGCAGTCTCCGTCCGGGATCACGCCGACGTTCGCTGTCGACACATCGTCCAGGACGCGCGTCCACTCGACCGAAGTGAGGACGTTCAGGTCGGTGACCACGGCGCCGTCACGGTCGATGATCTGCCCGGTGTGGCTGCCGCAGCCGACGGTGCCGGCCATCTCAAAGCCCCCGGCCTGAGACGGACAGCGTCAACGACGCGTTCGCGGCCGGCGGATCGGCCAGGGCATTCACGCAGACCTGGACCACGTAGGAGGCACAGTCCAGCGTGGGCCAGACCGGGGCACCACCATCACGGCCCACGACGTTCGTCGCCGAGGTGCACACACCGCGGCAGGTGAGGGTGGCCCGTCCTACCTCTCCGTCCAGAGTGAGAACAGCGTCTGCCGCCAGGTAGTTGATGTTCCACTCCGCGATCGGCTCGCACCGGCGCTTGACCGTCAGCTCCTCGCACGTCAGTCCCTCATCCGCGCCGAGGCGTTCGTAGATCGCGATCTGTACGCCCCGCAGCGGCGCAGCCCCCGAGGACAGCTCGAACATGGGCGCGTCCTCCGACCAGTTCGGCCGATCGGTCAGGTCCAGCTCGTAGCAGTCGCACTCGTACGCCAGAGGAGTGCAGAAGCAGGAGCTGCCGGCTGTCGCCGTGGGAGGGACGGCGGGCGGGCAGTCCGGGTCCTCGCAGCCCGTGGCGGAGTCTGTACATGCCTTCAGGTGGCACGAGCCGACCGCGCACTCCCCGGGCTCCCCCGCGCCGTCGGCGCTCTCCTGGAGGCACCACTGGACGCACTCGTCCCCGACCTCGGGCAGGCTGACGCTGAGGACCTCGACCGGGTCGGTGTACGCCCATGGTGTGGCCGAGCCGAACACCATCTCCACCGTGAGGATCTCCGCTCCCCCGCAGCGGTCGGTGCAGTCCCCGCCCCCGGCTCGGCCTGTGATCGTCGGCCCCGAAAGCAGCGCGGTGCGGCGGAAGGTCCGCCGGTAGCGGGCGTTGAAGTCCTCTGGCGTCATCTCCTCCTCGGGACAGCAGAAAAAGGTGGTCGCGCAGTCCCCGCCACAGGCTGATCCCGTGCAGCCGAGCGCAGCCCGGGAGAGCCACTGGAGCCCGTATCCGACTCCGCAGCACGATGCTCCGATCAGGAGTCCCGTCACGGTCCAGGTGCGCGGCTGGACCCGGGCCGGGCCGAGTGCGCCGCCCCCGGTGACGGCCTGCGTCATGGTGCGGGTGACGGGATAGGGGTCGTCGATGCCGTCGATCGTGAGCGGGAGGAAACCGAGGAAGTCCGCGGACTCGGGCACGTCGGCGTCGTACCAGGGAGCCGGGTCGGTAGCGGGGGTGTCGTACGGCTCGTCGCCGAGTTGCACGTTGGTCAGTGTGGAGCACGAGCACACCTGGGCGCCCGAGTCCAGGGGGCTGCCGACGTTCGCCAGGTAGGTGCGCAGGCGGGCCGTGTTGATGACTTCCAAGCCGCCGAGTTCGAGGTAGTCGATCAGGATGGTGTGCCTCCGGGGTGTTCGTCTCGGCCAGCGTCCGAGCGGTTGTGTAGGTCAACGAGCCGCGCGGAGGGCCTCTTGCATGAATGGGTTCGGCTTGTTCCCGGGGTGGTCGACGAGCTTGGCGAACACCAGATCTCCGGACCGGGCCTGGAACCTCAGCGCCTTTGCGCGGCGTGGGCGGATGAAGTGTCGCGGCGTGCCCTTGGTCACGTAGACGGCAGCGCGGTGGGTCAGGACGACGTGTCCGGTGAGTCCTCGGGAGGTCTCGTCGTAGCGGGTGGTGATCGCCTCCGACATCGATCCGGGGGCGGTCCGGCGTGCCTCGTCGGCGACCGCCTCGGTACGGCGCTCCAGGGACCGGCGAGCGAGGCCGCCTCGGGCGTGCAGGAAGCGCGCGAGCGCTCCTTGGTTGATCGTTACAGTGACGGGCATCAGGGGTTCGCTCCTTCGGACGGGCAGGCGCATCCACCGAGAGCGACGGTCACGATCTGCTCCAGGCCGACGCATCTGCCCTGGGGGCCGATGACTCGCTGCTCGCCGACGAGGTAGCGCAGTCGGCGCCCGTCTGCGGCGAGGCCCGGCACGCAGCAGTGCAGGGCGTTGGCGATGCCGGCGGCGTCGGCGTGCAGGATGCGGGCGGACTCGGCGAGGTCGTCGCACGACGGCGGGATTCCGTTGTCGTCGGCTACAGGCGCGCACCGGGCGAGCGTGATCGTGAACTCTGCGGCGGTGAGCAGTGGCGGGCATGAGTGCCCGGTGCGCACCTCGGTGAACGGGCGGGGGGAGTCGCGGCTGGGGTAGAGGCGGCGCATGCCTACGTACAGCTCGCCTGGGCAGGTGGTGCCGCAGTCCGCTGCGCACCAGTCCCAGGCCGGTTGGCCCGGTACGAGGCAGGTGTTGCACGGACAGCCGGGATGGCCTTCCACTGTGGCCGGCAGTTCGTCCAGGGCGGCGCAGACGCACGCGAGGATGCCTTCCGCCATGGTGTGGATCGAGGTAGCGGTCAGGGCCAAGGCGGGGCTCCTCAGGCGGGGTTCTGGTGGGAGTAGGAGAAGCGCAGGCGTGGGAGGTCAGGGCTGTATACGCGGGATCGGCTGACTCCGCGTCCGCCGCCGACACTGATGATCCACTGGTCGGCGATCGCGTTGCCGGTCAGGCCGTTGGCGAGGAGTTCGGTCACGTCCTGGAACTCCTGGGAGACGCCCTGGCGGGTCACCCGGATGAGGTTCCCCGGGATGCGGCAGCCGCACGAGCCGGGCACCCCACAGGTCTTGAGGGCGGCGCAGTACAGGGACGACACGGCGCGGATCGCGGCGGCGTCGAGCTGGAGGCCGGTGCGGTAGGTGATGGCGAAAGTGTCTTCCTCGCCGGGGTTCTTCGACATGTCCTGGCAGTCGGGCCACACTCCGCCATCGGTGCGGACGATCCGGTTGCCGTTGTCGGGGCGGTACGCGTCGTCGGGCAGCGTCTCGGTGCCGACCTGGATGGACACGATGTTGTAGATCGGTGACTCGCCGGGGAGCCAGATCTCTTGCAGCTCCGGTCCGCAGTGGCAGTCCGTCCGGCAACCGCACACGGGCCAGTTCCTCCACACTCCCGCGCTGTCGGTGTAGGGGATCCACGGGGCTCCGTAGGCGGCGCTGTAGGGGAAGGGGGAGACGTCCGCGCAGTCACGTCTGCACGGCCGTACCGTCACGGGGCAGGAGGGACCGAACCGCCAGCCGGTGGCGGCGTCCAGGAGGGACTGCGCGACTTTGCGGGCGAAGTCCCGGACATCGGGGTCGGCCGCTTCGGACTCTTCGGTGCAGCAGCCCTGCGCGGGCGCGACGGGCCACAGGCTGCATTCGGTTCTGAGCGGCAGTGCCACAGCAGGCATCTCCTTGAGTGGGGCGCGGGCCGGATGGCGGACGGCCCGCAACCGGGCGAGTGGTTGCGGGCCGTTCTCGGTGGTCGCCGTGCCGCGCTTAGGGCACCAGCGCCGGGACGGTGATGTAGTCGCACGCGGGGTCCGCGACCGGCGGCGCCACGCGGGTCTGGAAGATCCTGCGGTGGCAGGTGTCTCCGAGCGGGGTGAGGAGGCGTCCGGGTGTGCCGTTCGCGTCGGTCTCCTGGACGTTGTACGGGCCCGTGCCCCAGCCTCCGCCGGCCTTGGTGGTGCCGGTGTATTCCAGCTCGACAGTCTCGCCCGCGAGTTCGATGTCGCCGACGCGGCCGTTCTGCAGCCAGGGCAGTAGGCCGTAGAGGTGGGTGGGGAGGTTGTCGGTGCACTCGCCGCCGATGGTCTCTGCCCACCATTCGAGGGCGAAGCCGGGGCCGGGGCACTCGTACTGGCAGGAGTCGAAGCCGATCGGGGCGCCGTCGAAGCCGAGGTAGCGGGGCTGACCGGTGACGATGTCGATGAACTCGGGGCTGATGGCGCCGATCGTCAGCGTGACGTCGTAGCCGAGGAGCTGGGAGCAGCCGCGCTTGATGGCACAGACGCGGCCGGTACCGGACTTGTAGATGATGTCGTCGTTGTCTTCGGTGGCGGCGGCCATCGCGATGGAGGCGACGCAGTCGAAGACGAAGCCGTTGTCGGCACCGACGACCGGCACGCCGCAGGAGTCGAGGCGTGTGACGCGGATGGTCGAGATGCCCGCGAGGTATACACAGCTCACTGGGGGTTCCTCCTTCCCGGGGTCAGGGCGCGGTCAGCCGACGGGGCAGGTCTGGACGACCTGGCCGCCTGTGGTGCCGGACGGGCAGACGGGGACGGTCACGAGGCGGACCGCACCGTCCGGCGCGCGTACGACGGTCGCGACGCACTCTTCGGCGAATGCAGCGGTGTAGTCGTTGGTCTGAAGGCTGGCGTGGTCGTAGACGACGCCGAGGTTGATGTCGGCGCCGCGGCCGATCTGGACCTGGCCGGCCGGATAGATCAAGAACTGGATTTCTTCTGGCCACACTGTTGCCGGCGTGGTGCCGCCGATGACGTTGTTCGCGGGGTCGTTGTCGACGGGGAAGGGCACGTCGGTGATGCCGCGGGCCCACTGCACGCGGACGCCGAGGGACGAGTAGATCGCCTGGACGTCGGCCGTGGTGACCTCCTCGACGCTGACGCCGTTGCGGCGCGCGACGTCGGCGAGGAAGAGGTTGCGCGTCCACCAGGGGAAGACCACTTCGAGCGCGATGTTGTCGCACAGGGAGAACCGCTCGATGATGTCGGCGGCCTGGAGCGCGACGGCGGAGTAGACGGCGGACAGCGCGCCGAACGAGGCGGCGATCGTGACCGGCGTCGCGGCTGCGGCGACCTGGTTGAGGAGGACCTGGCGGACGCGGATCTCCTGCGCCACCATCGTGAGCGACAGGTAGTGCGCGATCAGCTCGGGGAAGTGGCGCTGCGTCAGAAGGCCGGCGCGGACGCAGATGCCGACGGCGTCGCAGCGGACCTCGACCGGCTCATCACACGGGACGGTGAAGCACGGCTTCGGGGTTCCGGCGATGTCCGCGGCCTCGGTGTGCACGAACGTCATGTTGGCGACGTCGAGGACCGGAGTGGGGAAGAAGCGGAGGCCGCCGCGGCGGAGCTGGACTTCGGGGGCGTCCCACAGCATGTCCGGGCAGGAGATGCTGAGGAAGTCGTACATGGTCTCCGAGGGGGCGCACCAGCCGCCGGAAGCGACGAGGTCGCCCCCCTTGAGGCGGCTCTGCTTGGAGGCGTACAGGGTGACTGCGGAACCCTCACCCGGGCTTCCGAGGTCATCGACGACGAGCTCCTCGGGGAACGGGTGGTGGTAGGACGCGATCAGGCCGGAACCGCCCCCCTGCGACTTGAGAGCGTTGGCGCGGGCGATCGCGCCGGGGACGAGGTCGCCGAGCGCCATGGTCTCGCCGGCACGGTAGCCGGGGACGTCGACGGAGGCGGTGATCTCCGGCTTGAGGCGGGCCGGTCCGGGCTCGGGGCTGGTGATCTCCGGGAGGCGCTTGCGGACCGAGTTGAGGCGCACCAGAGGCTTCTGCGCGATCCGGGTGGACGCGGTGACGTCGTCGGTGACGTCGGTCTCCTCGACGACCGCGGTCTCGGCCTGGGCGTCGGCCTCGTCGGCGCGGGTCTCTTCCCCGAGGATCTGGGCGGAGAGCTGGGCGATCTCGGCGTTGGCGGCCTCGGCGGCGGCCTGGCGGTTCGCATGCTCGCCGCGCAGGGTCTCGATGCCTGCGGCGAGGGCGCGCAGGGCGGGGAGGTCTTCGGTGGTGAGGTCGGGGCTCTCCCGCATCGCCTGGAAGGCGGCGGTGGCGTCGGCGATGTGCTGGTCGAGTTCGTCGGAGGACAGCGCCGTGACGTCTTCGGGAAGGGTGTAGCTCTCGTGGGCCATGCCTGGTCTCCTGCGTGGTCACGCAGGGCAGGCCCATAACCATCACCGTGCGCGTCGGGGGCAGGCCCATAACCATCACCCGGGGGCATGGTAACGCAGACCGGATATTTCCGGACAAGGGTGGCTGGATACCCGGACTGTCCGGACGCTCCGTCGACGGACAGTCCGGGTGTTTTGAGCGGCAGCCTCCGAACCTGCGCGGACACCATCCAGATAGTGTCCGGACGGCGTCCGGACGCCGTCCGGATGCGGTTATCCGCGCTTGCGTGTCTTCAGGCTGACGTCTTCTGCTGCTGGAGCTGCCTCCTGCTGCGGTTCCTCCTGCGAGGCGACGGCTCCGGCGGCGGGAGTCTCGACGGCCGGGGCGGCGTCGGGATCCGGCTCGATGACGGCGCCCGGGTAGTTGCCCCGGACCTTCCGCGCGAGGGACACGTCGTGGGTCTGGAACGCGACCTTCCCGGCCCCGCCGTTGGTGACCACCCGGTAGAGAGTGCGGCCGCCGGTTCCCCGAGCGTACGGCGCAGCCGCCCCGGGGCCCAGCTTCACGCCCTGGCCGCACGATCCGCACGCCATCAGGCACCCACCTTCTGCACTTCGCGCACTGTCGCACCGTGCTTGGCGCCCATCGCGTCAGCCGTGGTCTTGAACGGCGTCGGCCCGAAGAGCCGCTTCCCGCTCGCGTCGACGACCTCGTACTGAACCGTGTTCTTGCCGCCGCAGTTGCACGCCATCTCAGGCTCCTCCTGTTGTCTGCGCCGGCAGCACGGAGGCGGCCAGCGCGTCGATCTCTGCTCTCAAGGCCGCCGCTTCCCCGGCCCGTTCTGCCTCCCTGCGCAGCAGCGCGTCCGCGAGGCCGTCCAGCAGGGCCGGATCGGAGAAGGCAGTCGTCAGGGCAGCTGTGATGTCCTCGACGTCAAACGTGACCATCCCTTCGGCTACGGGCTCGGGCTCCGGCTGGAGGATCTGCTCGGCCGTGAAAGCCGCGCTCGCGGCGAGCGCCATGTTGGACCGCTCGACCACGGACGCGACGAGCGGCGAGGAGTGCCCCGGCACCGGAACAGACAGGACCGCCCTCAGCTGCCACTGGCCCCCCGGGCCCTGGGTCATGTGGTAGCTGGGCTGGCAAGTCAGCATGATGCGCCGGTCGATCTCGGAAACCCAGGGGGTCGCCGCACCGGAGAACCACATGCCGCCCTCATTCATGCCGACGGTGACAATGCCGGCCACAGTGCGTGTGTCGTCGAGCTGGCAGGCCGCGGTCTCGCACTCGTAGCCGTCGCGGTGGTGCCCGACGTCCATGGTGTAGGCGCCGGCCCTAACCTCGGTGCCGTCGTCCAGGGCGTACTTCTGGCGCAGGAAGTGGCTGAGGTCGAGTCCCTTCGCGGCGATCTTCTCGATGGTGACCTTCGCCCCATACGAGGCGTGGGGGACGCCTGCCTGCGCGACCCAGCCGTAGATCCGGCCGGCCTTGTAGTGGACTCCGCCCGATCCCGGGGGGAGTTCCTCGGTGGTCGGCTCGCGGAACCACTCGGCGGGCATCGGTGGCAGGTCCTGCATGGCCCTCCACGCTGATGCCTCCAGGACGTCCATCTCGCTGTCGCCGTCGTCCTCGTCGGCCCAGGGGACGGTGGCGGGTGGGTCATCGGGGAACGTCTCGTTGATGCGCCCATACAGCGTCTCGACCTTGGCCCGCAGGGCGGGCACGTCGGCTTCCGGTACGTCTACGCCACCCCGCGCGCCCTGCAAGGCCGCCGCGACCGCGAACACGCCCTGCGGGAAGATGTGGAGCCCGCCATCGACCGGGCGGGCAATACCCAGCTTGTACGCGCCGAGCGTCGCCGGGTCGGCTTCGTCGTCCCGCCACAAGAACGCATCCGCCAGCTTGTCGGCGTCGACCTCGCCGTCTTCTCCGGTAGCCCAGGCGAGGGTCTCGGACGCGGCGGCGGGGCCATCCCACTCGGCGTCCCGGACCTCGTGGATGGGCAGGTCGGTGTTCCCGGTGACCGAGGCGACGAGGGAGCCCTCGGGCAGAGTGGCCGGGGCGGTGTAGCGGCGCCCCGAGCGCGCCACGTGCCCCTTGTCGACGGCAGTCTTGAGGTGCGCCCGGACAGTGAGGAGCGGAAGTCCCGTGGCCTCGGTGATGTCGCGGGAGGAAAGCACGTCAGGGCGTCCCCACACCACGTGCACGACGCGGCTGTAGTCATCGAGGGCGGCAGCGGCCAAGGCGAAGTCGTCCTCGGCCACGGCCCGCTCGGCGTCAGCGGGCTCCTCGTACGGATCGATGACGACACGTGCCCGCGAGTAGGCAGGCAGTGTCACGAGCGTGGCACCGCGGACCCGAGCCCGGGTCACCCGCATCAGGAACTCGCCGCTGCGCTGGACCTCCAGGACCTCGGCGTCGGCGCCAGGGTCGGGGTCGCCGGCCGCAGCGGTCAGGGAAGGCGCGAGGAGGACGGCGACGTCGCGGCTGACCCTGCCGTTGAGGTCGGTCACGAGGGTGACCTGACGCGTCCCGGAGGCGACGCTCAGCCCTGAGGCGGTCACCTGGGGGGCGGTGGACGCGGTCAGGGACCAGCCGCCGTCCGCGAGTCTCATCAGGGACGCCCGGTGCAGGTGCGCCGACGCCACGATCGCCGGTTCGACGTCGACGCCGGCATCGTCTGGAAGCGGCGCCGTGGAGATGAGCTCCAGGTCGACGGCGTCCAGGTCGACAGACACGCCGACGGGGGCGTCCTGGTCGAGGAGCGTGGCCACTTCCCAGCCGGCGTCCTGCGTCATGTAGAAGACGCCGGACCCAGTGATCCGGTCGCCGTCGCGGCCGAGTTGTGTGGCGGCGCCGGCGAGTTCGCCGCCGTCGTGGCCGTAGCCCATTGCGTCGCAGTAGTGGATCGGCCAGGAGTCGCCCTCCCAGTACAGGGAGCCGGGGGCGAATACCCGGTCATCGCCGGTCTGTTCGTTCTCGAACGCCAAGGCGGTGTCGCCGGGCGTCGACCACGTCCGCACCGGGAAGACCGGTGCCGCCGTCATCTCCCTGTCGTTCGGTTCGTGCATCGGCTCCTCCTGTTCTTCGGGGGCGAGTTCGCCGCCCACGTACCAGCGGTGGATCTCATCGGTTCCGTCGAGCACGATGCCGTACGCGGGGCCCGGGTCGACCTCGGCGACGGTGCCGGTCGTGGAGCCTTCGTCGTGCGGTTTCCCGGTCACCACAACCCGGTCGCCCGGCGTGAACGCACGCCCGGCTGCCGTGATGCCGGGAGTGAGCGGGATGTCGGTCGCATCGCCTGCGAACACGACTCGGATCCGGTCGAACACGACGGGTCCCAGGCGCTCCGTCATCGGCTGCATGAGAGCTGTGTCGGTCCGGTAGCCAGCCGTGACGTGCGCTACCCACGGCGAGTGCTGCACGGCCGGTTCGGGCAGCCCTTCGGTGCCGAGGGCGGCGTCGACAGCGATGGTGTGCGCCGTGTCGAGCCCGGACCCGGGCGTGTCCCGGTCGTCGCTGGTCGCCCACACCCATGCGGGATCGTCGCTGTCCGGGTTCCAGTGGTTGATGCCGAACAGGCGTGCCTGGACGGGCCCGTCGATCGCTGCGGCGCGGGTCTGCACGGCTGCGGTCAGGGCGGCGCGCTGCTGCTCGCTCCACTCCGACGCGTCGCCGGTCAGGTAGTACAGCGTGCAGTGGAGTTCGGTCGCGTCGTGGCCGCCGTCGACGGCCAGGCGCTCGGCATCGGCGGCCGTGGGGATGAGGGCGATCATGCCGCCCCGGTTCGGGTTGTCTGTGGCAGCGGCGAGGTCGGTCATGGACGCCGTCCTTTCCGAAGGCGCGGGTTCTACCCGCATGACGCAGCGGCAGTTCACTGTGAGGTCCGGCGGGGCCGAGGGGTCTCCGGGGTACTGCATCAGCGCGCCGCCGACGGTGAACGCCTCGTCGAGGAGCCGTAGCTGGCCGTTGACGGCCCTGTGGGTGTCGCGCACGCGTGCGTCACCTCTGGTCCGCCACTGCTTCACGAGTGGCCGGTCCGGGCCGGTCAGTGCTTCTGCCGCTGCTTGTACGCCGGCGTTCCAGGCGCGGGTGGCTTCCGTGGCTGCGATGCGTTCCGCGCGGGCCTCGCCGAGTTGTTCGCCGTCCGCGCGGAGAAATGCCCGCAGGCGTGCCCGTAGCGCCTGAGTGTCCTCGCCTGCGGCGATGCCGTCGCTGAGTTCGCGGGCGGCGCCCTGGGCGATCCGGTCGCCGATCGCCCTGACGAGCGCTTCGGTGGCGGTTGCGTAGTTGGTCAGGGAGGCTGGCAGGGTCTGGTCGTCGTACCGGTCGGAGAGGCTGTCGAGGCCTTCCGGTGTGCGGCCGTCTCCTGCCGTGTCGGCCGTGGAGGACACGGCGGGCTGGGCGGCGGAGCGGAAGAGACGCCGCATGATGGCGGATACGTGCTCGCGCCACAGC